AAGCGGTCGAAAAGGCCTTATTCTTCGCAACTCTCCCGAGTCCTGCTGCTATCAGAGCCCAGCAGGCTTCGGATGATGCATCACACTTCACCTTCTTTGCCGATGCGCGATCTGAGATCGCCTATCATCGGGACGCCCCAACCTGTTAGGGGGGTCTAGTTAGGAGAACTGGGTTCGCGTGTCCCGTCATCAAGATTGACCCATCGGTATTCGAGGGCCAAACGCGAGGGGGCAAGCCTATCTGCTTACCCAGAACCACTCTTAACAGCAAAGTAGATCGGATGCCAAACACACACACCACCTACGAGTCATTGATGCCTTGCGCTCAGCTTGTAGTCCACGATAACACCGTAAATAACGGTTATCGTGCAGTAATGACCAGAGTCTTTTGTGTGAAAGACGCCAACAACCCTGGTAATTATCTTATTTGTCCTGAACCGGAGGAGGGGGCATATGTTAGATTCCGTGCACAGTCACGAAAGCTAGGTCAGAAAGTGCGCGTGCGCGCCCCAGTGCCACTGGAGGAAGTATCCTCCATGTATTGTGGAAGCAAACGTGTAGCGTATGATCGAGCGTATCAAACATTATGCCACACACCCCTTAACAAACGTGACTCCCTTGTACGATCATTCGTCAAGCGTGAGAAACTAGTAGTAACTTCGGGTTTGGAGGCGCTGACTAAACCGGCAGCGCTTTCAACTAAGGATCCGCGCGTAATACATCCTAGGGATGTGCGGTACAATTGCCACATGGCAAGGTTCTTAAAACATAATGAACACAGAGTGTTCCAAGCCTTTAACGAGTTGTATGACACCGTGGGCCATGGAATACCTACCATTATGAAGGGCCTTAATGCCACGGACCAAGGTGCCGCAATCCACCAAGCGTGGGGTCGCTTTCGCGACCCTGTTGGAATTCGCACGGACTTCTCCAGATTCGACCAACATGTGTCGAGAGAAGCTCTCATCATGGAACACGATGTTTATCGTGCCATGTTTCGCAAGGCCCAGGGATTGGGCCTAGCCAACGGTGCCGACTATAGTGAGTTGGACCGTCTGTTGCGGATGCAGTTAGAAAACAACTGTATCATGGCGTTGCCTGATGGCGTGATTACCTACAAAACGTGGGGAAAACGGATGTCTGGTGATATCAACACTGGCCTGGGAAACGTGGTAATCGTGTGCCTCACCATGTGGGACTATCTCAAGCAAATTGGGATTGGAGGAGCAAACTACCATCTAATAAACAACGGTGACGACTGTTGTTTGGTGGTTGAACGAGAATTTGTTGAGCTAATATGTAGGACCATGGGGGATTACTACATACGGTTAGGCTTCGAATTAGTCATTGAGGGGACCTCTGAGGAACTTGAGCGGGTCAAGTTTTGTCAGAGTTGTCCTATCGAGGTGACACCCGGTGAGTGGGTCATGGTGCGAGACTATGACGTTTCACGGGTAAAAGACGCGTCGAACATGAGGAGAATGGACGGCGTGAAGGACTTCGATGAGTGGAGGTCCGCAATAGCGGGATGTGGACTGGCGCTCTGTAGCGGAGTGCCGGTGATGCAAGAGTTCTATCTCGCGCTGACAAGGGGAGTCACACCATTACACAAGGATGTGTACAGGTGTGGTGCTGACTTCCTTGCACGGGGCATGGCTTCTCGTGTACGCGAAGTCGCTGACTGCGCTCGGGTGAGTTTTTTCATGGCGTATGGAATAACACCTGATGAGCAGGAGGTGATGGAGGCGTACTACAGAGGCATCACGCCG